GGAATACTGTGCCAATTTGCGAGGCATGGAACACTTTAAGCGCAACATTGACATGGGAATACGCTACAATCGTATCCTGAGAATAGGACAAAATGGCAACCACTACTAATTATGGATGGACTACACCAGATGACACCGCGCTGGTCAAAGATGGCGCATCAGCTATTCGCACACTTGGTTCATCTGTTGATACAACTACAAAAAACCGCCCACCCTTCGCTAAATTACATCTACGACATGATGCGACTAAATTGTCATCACTATCATTTCCATTGAGCCGTCTAGGTATTACATGATCGACTGTGTTTGCTTCTTGTCCACAATATTGGCAGATAAAACCATCGCGCCTAAGTATTCTTTGTTTAATCTTTGTCCATTGTCTTGTAGATCCAGTAGATCGTAATGCACTGCTACTCATCAGTAATATCCTTTGCGATTATGGAAAGACAAAGCGTTGCAAGGTGTGCCATGCCTATGCTCAATATAGCGTAAGCCTCGATCTATTTGCTTAAATGGATTTGTTTCTTTCATCTTTAGAATTTGTGGTATTCCAAATGCTGATGACCTTGCATTCTTAGCTGTTGGCGACCATCTGCTTTCCTTGTGCCACAGCTGCTCAATACAGTAATACTGATCTAAATCATTTAATTCAATGAATGTATATTGTTTATAATGCTGTGTTTTGTATTGACTATAAGCAACGGAATAATCTTTTAAAAAGCAACTGCTAAATGCAATTAGCAATAGGGTTAGCCAAACTCTGCACCTTCCGAGCCCTGCCCTTGGCGGCTCAGCTTTGTGATTTAAGATCACATGCTTGTTTAGGGTAGCATGCCCTGTCAAATCAATTAACATAACCGCAGGTCAGACGGCAAGTCATAATGCGTAAATCATCTGTCTCTAACCAAGTTTCTGCATAACCAGCATCCATTATTGTTTAACCTTACCTAAATTACGTAAAGCTGCGACGTTGTCATTACCTAATGCAAATATTGCAGAACGCCAACGCATTTTAATAATCTCACCACTAGCTCCGTTGAAAGCAATATTGGCAGGTAAATAATGGCATGCGGCATCACTATTCCATAATTTATTAACCCATTTACCATTACTAGACAATGAGACTAAACATAAGCCATTGTTATGTTCAAGCCATTTATCTATCCAAGGTGTGACTTTACTAAAAGGTGGATTCATCCAAACACGACCAAACCAAGGTTTTACTAAAGCATCATCTTGAATTGTGTACCTTTGTTCTGCAGGCACTTGTACTAAATGATGGTAACTACTTGCTACATCCAAATCAAAATGTAAACCTAATTGATCAAAAATCCATTTAGGGGTATAACATTCATTATCACGAAACTTTATTGGCATTATTTAGCCCCAATCAATTCACAAGTATGACAAGGCAAATCCTTAAACTGCCAAGATCCACATTGATCGCAACGGCTAATTGTGCTGTCTGGAATAGACAACGCCTCAGCTATATTCTTAATACCCACACAGCCACAATCCATGCATTGATAAGCCTTAAAACCTTCGGGCGTATCTAGCTGCTCAAGCCATAGAAACTCAGTCTTGCGACTGCAACCATTACACTTAAATAATGTCATTTTGTGGTATCTTTCCTATTGCCTGCAATGGCAAATAGCACATACCAAATACTGACCATCATGTAATAATCTGTCATCATTACAGCTGACGCATCGATCCATCGTTGGTTCAATCGTTACCTTGTCGTTTTCTAGGCGGGCAAGGTAATGACTGCCATCTAAAATTTCTACATATCCCATTTATTCCTCCTCTCTAAAGAACCAACTGCCATTAGCAGCCGTTACTGCCCACTTAGGATTGCATTGCTCACCTTTTGGTGCGCTGCATACATAGCCAAAATACGGCTTACCAGTTTTCGCAGTTCCTTCTTTTAATATCATTAAGCCATGTGTGCATTCTTGCTGTTTAGGTTTGCTTGATAGGGCTTCGGCAACATCACCGACAGACCAAGTTGTAGGTTCGCTTGTTGACTTACCATCATCAGCAAACGACTTTCGGAGTGCCATTTCAATAATCTGCGAATTGCCACTTTTGCCATAAATGTTTTTAATCGGTGCATCATCAACCTTTTTCATGTCATCTTTTGTAGCTGTTTTGTCTGATCCTTTAAGCAAGATAATTGCTCTACCCAATGCGCTTGTAGCTGTATCCTCAACATAAAACTTTTTCATGTTTTGGATATAACTCTCGCGTGCGCCAAATGCAACATTGCTAACTGCCGGTGATGTGTCTTTGCTATCTCGCCACAATGTTGCTTGGATCAAGATATAACCATTGACTGCATCATGGCTGATGACAGAAATGTCAGATCTGCCGGATGGGAAGTTAGATATAAACCATTTGTTAAGAGTAGCCACATCCTCATAATCGGCTAAGTTAAATGCCATTAGTATTTCCAATCGTCTGTGTCGTCTTGCATGGCATCTGTAATGCTTTTGGCAATTGAGATGTAGGCAAGGCAATCCTCGTAATTGTCAAGTTTCGAAGGATCTTCAGCTTGCCGGCTGATCTTGACCAATGCCATACAAATTGCCACTTCATTTGGTTGGATTGGATAACCAATATATGCACTCCACAGTTCGGCAATCCTTTTGTGGTTTGTAATTGGATGCCCATAGCTGACACCTCTCTCATGAATAGTTTTGATGACATTGTCAAATAACTGTTCAGTTGTTATTGGCATCGAATTTGCTGTCTAAGATCCTGCGGTGCATGTCGTAGCCGTCTTTACGACCTTTCCAATAACCTGACTGGAATGCATTATCTTTAATTGTTGAATAAATGCCCCAAACAATAAAATAACCAAACACGCTGTAAAGCACTATCCAAGGTGCTGTTGTTTCTATCATTTTGTAGCCCACTCCCGTATTACTTTAGGCATCGCAACAGGATCTCTGTCATCGATTACTTTATATGTTGCACCTGACGGATGTATAGATGGCGCGGTAGCAACATAACCTTTCCATTTAATGTCAATCCCATCAATCAATTTACCTTTGAATACATCAGACTTATCAGCTGTGTAATAAAGGTGTAAGCCATCACCAGTTTGAACTGTGTAAGTTGGCTCAAACTCAGGCAGTAATTCGCCTCCGTTGCGGTAATCAATATCAAAGACAACTAGACCTGATTGATAACAGGCTATGCCAATGTTGATTTTGTGGTCATAATCAAACCAAAAGTTAATAAGGTTTTGATCAGTTGTAGCTGATAGATAAGCCCTTTGTGCCAAGTCAAAGTGCGGATCTTTTTTCTTAGGCAGTAAAGGCAATACAGACCAGCCTCTACCTGCATAATCTAAAGCAGCTTGTTGGCTGCCTATTTCTAGTTTCATGTCGCTCCCTACATATCCACAGTATCTCTGTGAATACATAAAGTTTGACCTAATTCAAGGCTTTAAGCGAATTTTTCTTGGGCGTGTTTTATAACGATTAGATAACGCCAATATCCTCAAATTCATCGATATGATCATCAATCGTGCGGTGCTTATAGTCTGTTTCAAGCCCCATACGACTTTCCAAGAGCTGTAAAACTGCCATCTTTGTTAATAGGAATTAGAGTTGGGGTCATGTTTTTGCCGTTCCATTCAAGGATAGCAATACCCATCTGCCAATTGGCCACAGTTCGCGTATAAGAGGCTTTTGCCTTATTCATAAGGTTTCCTACCTCAATGCCATATAAAGGCCTGTAATGGCCTCCTATGCCCTCTGAATAGGCACTCATGCCCAACCTGTGGGTGTGCCCAATAACGCAACTTTTGCCAGTTTTGCGACTAAGGTTTAACGCCGTCATTCCGGCATTTGGATTGGCATTGCCTTCATCGCCGTGAGCCAAGACCCAGCCCTTTTCAAATTCGTAGAATGTCTTATGAAATGTAATTCCTAAATTCTCAAAATTCATAAACTTTGCATATTGTAATTCTGGAAGGCTGATCAAGCCCGGCACTTTTAAGAGAGTGTTATATAGGCGATCAGTATGATTACTGCGGACAATATGAGCCTCTTTAGCATTTTCAGTTAATGACCAAAGGATCTCTTGAGTAGCTGTGCGATCTTGGTCAAGAGTTTGTTGATAAGCCAAAGGTGTTTTCTCAGCCCATCGAGAAATGGTTTGAAAGTCAATCTCATCGCCAACACATAGAACGCTGTCAAACTTCTCACGCCTTGCCAGTTTGATAACATTTTTGACTGCTTGTTCATGATGGTATGGTATTTGAAGATCGCTGATAACTAAATATCGCTTAATCGTCATCCTCATCGTCAGATGGGTCTATGCTAGGAATAATCCCACCATCGCCAACAACCCAATTTGGAAATGTTTTGATTTCAGTCATGAGCCAAAATGCGTGCTCAGGCGAAAATCCTGCTTTCCTTGCAGCTTTGTAACATTCGTGCAACGCAATGTAATGCGCATCAATCTTGGATGGATCAGGAGTGTGGCGAACTACGCGCCTATTGATCTTTGTCCGTTTAGTGGTTTTGCGTGTGTTCGCCATAAAATAAATTATCGCTTACTAATTAAAATAAACAGATCATCAACACGCGCCTCTAATCTGTTTAATTGATCCTTCATGCTTGAGCCACCATTCGGCTTAAGTTCTTGCAAATAGGATTTAATAACCCAGCGCAGAACCAACAATATACTGCTTGCAATAGCGCATGCGCCAACGGCTAATCCAACCCATTCGTTCGGTGTCATTTCGCATTAAGTCCATAATCAGCTTCTTTGCCTGAACTTGGGTCAATTGCTTTAGCAAGAGGTGCAATTAGCGCACCAGCAAGAATGGCAAGTTCTGGTCGAATGTCTGCAACGATTGCCAATAAGACAGTAATACCAGAGGCTGCAACAGCTCTAAGATATGACTTAATTGCTGATTTATGTTTGTTAGTTAGTTTCATTACTTGCCTCCTAGTAGTGGGATGTTAAAGAACTCGCCTGTTTGATTTGGTTTGAATGAAACATGGAGATGTTTGTGGTGGGGATTTATCCCACGATATTTAATGAACTTCCAAAATGACTTAGCACTTGCAATTTTGCCAGCATGGATTACATACAAAATACGCTTATCCGATTTTGCTGTGAGTCGAATCTGATCTGCCAAATCGAAACTAATTCCTTCTTGGTCAGAAAGGCGAGCGTCAATATCGATGGCGCATACTTCACCCTGTTCATTCGGGTTATGCTGACTGACTCTGGCTGAATGACGAGCATCACCAATCCACCCATCGCTGGCACGCTTGCGATCAGGGAAGCAGTCATCAGTTTGTTCTCTTAACTGAACAGCAGCTTTAGATAACCAAGCCTTCATTAGCCAAGTATCGTTTTAAGTTCATCAGCAGTTAAACCAATGCGATCAAGGATTGCTGCTTTAGCAGTTGCCTTTGCTTCGGCTTCGGTTTGCTTAACTAATTGCGCTTTTTTATCCGCTTCATAAATCTTAAACTCAGCAACAGTCATTTCACGATCAATTATTTCATCTGTTTCTAAGTTATGTATTCTTACCATTGGTTTAGTCATTTTATGATACTCCGTAAAGTAGGACTGATCCACCATTCCAAGTGCCAGCAGATGGAAATAAAGTAATAGATGAAATGGCTTGAGTTTGATTATAAATTAGATTGTAATTTGTAAACGACAGTTGTGCTGGATTTGAACCATAACAAAATGCCCATACTGCTTTCACCAATTTCCAAGTAGAAGTGTTTGCATAATCATAAAAATCCATACGCGCAATTCCTTCAGTTGCAGTATCATCAACGGAATACATTTGAGTCCAAGAATCAGAATTAAAAGATAAAGCCGCTGAATCTGTGGCTGCTGTTGATCGGTATCTGTTTGCGGTGCTGTCACCATTTACTCTGATCAATAAATATTCACCATCGGTATTAGGTCTTAAACTTCTAATTATTACTTGAAGATTCTTATATGTTCCTGGTATTGATGAAATTGTTGTTGAAGCACCTGATAATGTAGTTGTAGATATTAAAGTCATGCCACCAGCACTAGCAGTTGTCCAAGCAGGAACTCCTCCACTTACTGCTAAAACTTGTCCAGTTGTTCCAATTCCAAGTCTTGTGTTTGTGTTTGCAGTTGATGAACGATATTCAATATCGCCAAGAGTTGTTGATGGATTTAAGTTTTTGGTTGTTGTATCAACAGATGAACCAAGCGTGCGAATAGCAGCTGCGCCATCCTTGACCAGAGCGGTGTCGTCTGGTGTTGTCCATCCGTAATTAGTAGTGGTTGCCATTTTGTCCTATTCTCAGGATACGATTGTAGCGTATTCCCATGTCAAAGTATTGCTTAAAGTGTTCCATGCCTCGCCAATTGGCACAGTATTCCAACGCATTGAGAATTGGCTATATGCCACAGGCGACAAGTTAATTGTCAGGAATAATTCGTTGAACCTAGTGCTCCATGACCAACCTTCAACATATCCTTCAAACTCACCTGTTGAGATTTGAGCAGGTAAATTTTGCAGGTTAAGTGGTTGCCCCATGAATACGCCAAGCAGATTATCCCGATCGCTATTGTCAATCTCTGGATTTGTGATTGGGAAAGTAATGCTTTGAAATGCTGGTTGTGGGAAGGCTCTTTGTGCAATATAGCGATCTGCCACAGCTTGAGCATCCACAGCTGAATGAATAGTCGATTGCACGCTTTCGGCTTTGTAACCATAGGTTGCAATTGATGTTGCAGAAGTTGCAGTTTTTTCTAAACCAAAATTTGAACCATAGTTGATAATAATGTCATTGCGAATATCACCTGATCGAGTAATTGTGCTTAAACCTTGACCAAGTGCATGATTAGCACTTAGATCAACATATCCGTATGTGAGCAAATAATTCTGTCTGTGATCCGCATCGGCATATCCAATGTTTCCTTCATTGTCCTCATATAAATAACCAAATGCTGAGTTAGCGATAAGGCTTGCAATGTTGTAAATCGTATCTGGAGTTTCTGTGCCACTTCGATTTTGCATTGTATATAAGCCCGGAGTATCAATTTCACCAAGTCCTAGATTTAGCGCATTAGCCCATGTTTCAGTTGCATCGTAACCTGCCCAAGTTGTAGCTGCTGGAACATCATTCCAAGATCCAAGCAATACGCTAGACAATAGAGCATAGATTTGATTGCCATCCTCATCTTGTGAAACAGCATCGGAATATAATTCTTTTGCTAACTTAACAAGTGATCCCATTGCAAGGACTGAGTATTGAATGACAGTTGCATTTGATCCAGTAGCACCAACGCTGACTGTAATATCTGTTATATCGCCACCAAAGATATTTACATAGGCAGCTGATGTATCCTTAACTTGCAGACTTAAACTGTCATTAATGTCAAATGGTAAAGTCTGACCACTCAATGCCACAAATGTAATCTGCAAATAAGATGGATTTGGTTGCTGGTAAATATCTGTTCGACCAGCCTGATGCTGAATATCGCTTATTGCTATGTCTGTATAATCAACACCTGCAACTGTAAGTTTCCAATCGGGCGACCAAGCGGTCATTATCTACCTACTGTTCCGCCGACTAATAATCCTGCTGATCGTGCTGCGCTTTGATTTAGCACACCTGCCACAGCTCTTGCAGCACCTTCGCCATCAATGGCATTGACTGTGATATTAACTGGGTTGCCTGATCCATAAGTAAAGTTTGATCCGCCTTTAGGAACATTTGGTAATTTACCACTACCTGATCTTGATGGGTCAGGCAATGAACCAACATTAACTCCGGGAATTATATTTACAACTCTGATTAACTCATTTGCAAGTTTTACAACTAAACCAATTGCTTCTCTCAAAAATGTAATAAATCCTGAAATGATGCCTGCAATACTTGCAATGGTTCTGCCAAAACTGGCTGCGCCTTGTTGAGTTTCTAACAATGCTGCATTTAATCCTGCATCGCCTGTAAGTCCTGCAATAAATCCGTTGAGTGCTGGAACGCCAACATCGTTAATAAATGTAATAAACTTTTCAACCTGTGGCAATAAGGCAGTTCCTAGACTTTCCTTAGCCTCATCAAATCCAACCTTTAAGCGATCAATCTTGCCTTGAAATGTTTCTGCGTTTGTAGCAGCTGCGCCACCATAGAGTTCAGATAGTTTTGCCTGCACTTCTGTGAAAGTTAATGTTGAGAGTTCGGCTTTTGATAATCCAAGTCCTAATCTGCCAAGAGCCATTGTGTTGCCATCTTGAGCACGACCTAATGCGTTTGCAACTGTTTCTAATTCAATGCCTTTGCCTTTGCTAATATCTAAAGCAAGGCTTAACAATCTCTGTGCTTCACCAGTATCTTTTGTGCTAACTGCAAGTCTTTGCATGGCCGGTCTAAGTTGATCATCAGCAACGCCTGTGGCAAGTGATGTTTTGAGAATGAAATCCTCAGTTGCCTTTATTTGACCCTCAGTTGCCCCTGTGGCAGTTCTTAAAGCGTTGGCTAATCTAAGTTGTGCAGCCTCATCCTCTATTGCAGCCTTGACCCCATCAACGGCTAATTTAGTGCCATAAGCAAATGCAGCAGCAGCAGCGACTGCAAATGCAGCAGCAGCCTTTTTTCCAAATGCTCCAACCTTGTCGCCAAATGTTTGTATTTCATCATCAGCGTTTTTTAATCCTTTTTTAAGATTATCAATATCAGCAGCTAAAGAGAGTGTTAAGGTTCTACTTGCCATCAGCCCACTCTTTCCTAATTTCAATAATTATATCTTCAAACTCTTTGATGACTGTTGGTTGTAAATGTCTGATAGTTGGATATATAAACCAACCTCTAGATCCAGCACCTTTGCCCATTCCGCCTGACCAACGCGGAAATTGAGGGTATCTGTTTGAACCAAATTCAATAGCTGCGCCAATACCTTTACGATTACCTACTGCATCTTGACGATTATTAAATTGAGTTGTTGCTCCACCTGAAAATTTTTGTCCAGCAAATCCAAAACTAATTTCACCCAATAATGATGATGCTTTAACTTTACCGCCTTGAGCAACACGATCTGCTGCCTTACCGCGAGATGATGCAATGCGTCTAATTTCTGTTAATTCTTTTTCAGCAAGTTCTTGAATTCTGCGCTTTGTTTCTTTCACAGCAGTTTCGCTCATTGTTCTTAAAACAGCTGCAAATTTATTAAGTTCGCGTTTATCGTAGGCAATTGAGCGTTCGGTGCTAATTGCCATGACGAGCCTCCAATACTTCTATTGCTGTCAATATGTCGTCTGCATCAACCCATTCACTCATTGGTATGTTGGTGGCAATTGCCAACTCAACCAATAATCTGCTTAGGCTTCCTGCTGGATGACTTTTGGGTCTGCATCACCGACTATTACATCGGCAATAGTTTCCATCCAAGCCTCAAATGGTTTAACTGGTTTTCCAGCAGCTTCACGCTTGTGTGCGTTGTATGCTAAAAACATCAGATCCCACATGCCAAGTTTTTCTTTTGCTTGGCTTATGGTATGACCAGTTGATTTTTCCCATTTAGCCCACTCAGGCGGTTGGGCAATATATGTTGCTTGCTCGCCTGAGTTATATTCAATTGTAATTGGTAACTTCATTGTTTGCTCCCGTTTCTATTTCTTAACTAAATGTTTCGGTTACTGCGCCACCTGTAACTAGGAATTCGTAAGTAACTGTTTGTGCATCCATACCTGATCCACCAACTGTTGGGTAACTTGGCTTAATTGGGAATGAAAATGATGCGCCTGTTGCACTTACTAATGTGATTGTAATATCTGTGTCTGGTGCAGTATCGCAAGCAGTCCAAAGTGCCTCACATACTGAACTTGTCTTACCCCAATCGGCTAACATTTCTAGTGCAAATGTAGCTGATACATTTGTGGTTTTGTAAGCCTCGCCATCAAGTGTCTGATAGGTCTGTCGCTCTAAAACCTTTGTCAAAATTGCGCTAGTCGCTTGCGCTTCGATGTCTGTTCCACCTGTGAAAGACAACGAAATATCGCGACCGGTTATTACTGTGGTTGCCATGATTTCTCCTTATGCGGTTTGTGTGTAGTAGGTAGAAACTCGAACATCTGCAATTAGCAGCGTGCTTGCTCCAACTTGTGTAACAGTAGGTCTTTCTACTGAACTGACAACATATCCAGTTGGGATAACTGCCAGAACGCTCATTATTAGTTGCTCGATGTTATCCAATGAAGCAGGATTGCTATTGTAAGCAACGGCAACTGAGATTGTGTAATTAAGTTTTGCGTGAATAGTAGATTTGTTAATTGTTTCTAATTCAATGTATGGACTATCTGGCACAACTACAACAGCTGGTGGAATTACTGTTTCAGGCACAAATGAATAAACATTTCCTGCAACGCCGGCAAGAGCTGTGGCTAATGGTGTGCGAACTGCTGAGAGAATTGTGCTTGGCATTTATTGACACATACTTTCAGGATCAATGTATGAACCTAACAAACCTACGCATTTATTGAAAAGCGATCTACCCATGCGAAACGGGGTTGCAGTAAAATCTACTCCTTCAATTTGTCCTCCGCCGGCTAATCTTGCTTGAAATACTTCTACTGATACTGTGTAGATTGCTGACTGAACTGCTGCGTTTCCAACATAAGTTGTTGCATTTGATAAGGTAGCAGTTCCGGATGGAATGACATTAGCTTCCAATACATTTGCATTTGTGATCGATGCTGTAAAGGTAGTATCTGTAAGATCGCCAGCCAATACTGTGCGAGTTCCGTTGTATGGGCTAAGGCATCCGGCAATAACGACTGATTGGTTTTCTGTAAATTCATGTGTTCCTAATGTTGTAAATGTTGCAACATTATCTGTCAATGATGTTTTTTGCACAAAACTCTTATATTGTGCAAGCATTGGCAAAACAACTGTTTCTGCTGTGTCAATAATTTGGTTTAGGTAAGTATCGTCATACAAGGCAGATGACACACCAAGCACACTTCGCAACTGTGCAGCTGTAATTATGGTTGGCATGTCATCTCCTTTAAGTCTCCCTAGAGCAACTGCCTGTGATCGGGAGCAACCACAGGCATGACCATTATTAGGTTAGGTTGAAGCGTCTAACTCCACCGGCAACAAGTGTCTTAACAGCCATGTAGCCGTAAAGCATTGTCTCAATTTCGCCAGTTGTAATGATGTTGGTAGAAAGTTGTAGAACTGGGCTTTCCATAATTGCAACAGCTGATGGCACAACAATAAATGCGCTCTCATCAATTGAAGTTGAAACAGCCTTGTTAGAAACATAAAGGTCAAGACCCATTACATTTCCGCGTAGTGATAATGGTGAAACTGCGCCAGCAGCATTTTGTGGATTAACAGCTGAGAATACTGGTCGCTTTGAACTGTCCTGTGCGCCAATTAGTAATCCCCATTGTGAAGTTCCAGCAATGTAGCGTGTTGCTAACTCACCAGTTGCAAGATATGCAGCAGGTGTTTCTGTCTTTACGAATGCAACAATTCCATCTAGATCAGCAGATGTTGCTGTTCCTGCTGTTCCGC